GGGGGGGGTTTGGCGCGCCGGACGGGTTTGCGGGCCTCGTCCACGGCCACCTCGGCGGCGCCGGCACGGGCGCCCACCTCGTAGCCCCGTTCGACGGCGAGGTTGATCGCCTCGGGGCCGAACACCTGCAGGCGCGCCACCACGTCGGCGGCCTCGGTGCGCAGCCCGACCATGTCGGTGAGCTTGCGCTCAGCCCAGCCCGGTTCGTCGATGCCCCGGGCCAGACGGGAGGCCACCAGCTTGAGCAGGTCCGCCACCGCCTGCCCGTAGATGTCGGCGACCGTCTTGGCGGTGCGCAGCGCCAGGTCCGGGTCCGCTTCGGCGGGCATCTCAGTACCGCACCCAGCGGCGCGCCTGGTCGGACCATCGGCCGCTGAACACGCGCCTGTCGCCCCACGGCGCGGTGAGTGGCACATCCCACGCCACCGGCCGCCAGACGACGGCTACGGCGAGGTCAGCCAGCTTGCCGAGCACGTGCCCGCTCCGCGTCGTAGTCGTAGGGCGCAGGCGGGTGGCCGATGTGGAACGCGTGGCACGGCGACCAGCAGTGATACGCCCGGATGTCGTCGCCGGTGTCACGCCGTGCGATCGCCGCGGCCTCCTTGGCCCGCTTCATCGTGGCGTAAGCCAGCTTCCCGCACCTGCTCGGGACGGCGTGCTCGCGGTACGCGGCACCCTCGCCGTCGTAGCGAACCCGCGCCCTCACACGAACCCGCCGGTTGGGTCGGTGACGATGCCCTCTTCGGCCTTGATGCGCTCCACCTCGGCCTGTACGGCGTCGGCGTCGAGGCCGGGTTGGGCCATGCGCACCCGGGTTTCGATGCTGGTGGCCTGCGCGTTGCGGAGCGCCGTGAGGGTGGCGGCGAGGGTGGCGGGATCCTCCGATGCCAGCGGCGGGAAGGACACCGACGGGCGCATCGGCGTGACGCTGGAGCCGAACACGCGGGCGTCGATGATGAGGAGCATCTCAAACAGGTCGGTGAGGTTCGGCTCCCAGTACCGCTGCTTGCGGGCGGTGGTGCGCAGCGTGTCGGCCTCACGGGCCCGCACCTCTGTGGCGGTCACGGCGGCGGCACCGTCGACGAGGCCGAACGTCTGCGGCGAGTAGCCGGCACCAGACACGATGAGGCGCATGTACTGGTTCATGGCGTCGGCGTGGGCTTGGGTGCGGATCTCGGGCTGAACGGGCGTGATCCCGGCGTTCGCCGCGTCGGACGGGTCCATCTCCAACGGGGAGAAGATCTCGCGGTCGGCGTCGAACACGGCGCCGTTCCCGCGCCCCGACCGGTCGAGGAACTGGTCGGGGACGATGATGCGCGACTTCCCGAGGCGCACGTCACGGGCCAGCGCGGTGGCGGCCTCGTCGAGCGAATCCATGAGGGATTCAAGCCCCTGCGTGTCCTGCCGGCCGAACGGCGTTCCCGGGTGGCGACGGTTCGGCCTGGCGTTCGGCACGTAGCGGGCGAGCAACAGGTCGGGCACGCCGAGTAGGGCGGTCAGGTTCACCTCGTCATCAAGGCTGGCGGTCGCGGCCAGCTTGTCGAGCGCCATGCGTGCGCCGAGGCGCTCCTTGTCGCCGGCGTAGAGGCCGTGGTAGATCCAACCCGGCTCATAGCGTTCCAGGTGACGCCACACGGTCTCGCCGTCGGTGGCCACCACCTTCCAGAACGTCACCGCAGCGAGGTCGCCCCACCGCCATTCCGGCACGGCGCGATCCGAGCGCACCACCGAGAGGAACGGGTGCTTGCGGTACATCGGATCCCACATAGCGCGCAGGTACACGCCACCGGTGCCGCCGCTGATCTCGGCGCCTTCGAGGAGCGTGGTCTGCACCTGAGCGAGGTTGAGCAACTCGACGAGGCGGGCCTCGGTGGCCTGCGCCATCGGGTCGGGCGTCTCGCCGTGGGCGTCGTCGATGACGGCGCGGATGTCCTCGCCGAAGAGCAGGTCGGCGCCGACTGATGCGATGTCGGCGGCGATGGGGACGTGCACCCGGTCGGTGGGCTTCGTGCTGGTGGTGGAGCGCGACCAGAACGAGCGGCGCCCGTTGGGGGCAGCGGCCTGGCGCCCGTACAGGGCGGCGAGGCGTGCCTGGTCACCGGACCACCACGCATCCGCTTCGAGGAGGTCGGCGGTGATGCGCCCGAGGTCCGGGGGCGGCCAGACGGTTGAGGTGTCAGTTGGCAACGGCACGCCTGCCACCATGCGCGCCGGGTGGGGCGCGCTCAGGCGGCCTCATCGAGCGCGACGGCGCGGCCCCCGACCCAGCCACGCCACCACCGGCGGGCACCGCGCACCCCGTAGCGCATCGCATCGCACGAGTGGTCGTTGGCCTTCACCGGCTTGTCCTCGCCACGGAGCGACGCCTTGGCGTCCCACACGTAGCCGGGGATCTCCTTGGCGAGCCCCTCGCACGACGAGTGCACGAGCAGGCGGTCGGCACCGAACAGGGTCGCCACCTCGCGGATGCCGTCGCCGACGTCGTTGTCGGCACCGCGCACCCGCTCCCACCCGTCGCGGTGTAGCTGGGTGATGAACGACGACGCCGACGGGTCGACGTGCACCCGGTCGAGCTCATAGGCGGCGGGGATCTCCTCGGCCCACGTGTCCACCTGGGCGCGCAGGCGTGCGCTGTACTCGGCGTCAGTGAGCTGGCGCCGGTTCGCCTTCGCATCCCAGCGCCACTCGCGGGCCACGTACAGGCGCTCACGCCCCTCGACGCGCCCCACGCCGAGCAGGAGCGCAGCGAACACGCCCGCCGTGCCGTAGTCGACGGCGAGCATGACGCGGTGCATGTCGGGCAGGTCGTCGACGAGGTGGCGCTCCGGGGCCCACATGTCCCAGATGGTGCCTTCGGCGAGCACCCAGAGACCGAGGATGTTGCGCTTGTACCAGAGGCCCACATTCTCGGCCTTCACCTGGGCGACGTACTCGTCGGTGAGGCCCGGGTTGTCTTCCAACACGAAGTGCGTCGTCGTGTAGCCGAGCTCCTCGGCGCGGTCGATCACGGTGGTCTTGAACCAGTGCATCGGCCCGTCGGGGTTCGTGGTGGCGAACAGGCGCGCCCCGGGCACGCGGGCACGGTTGAGGAGCTGCGACCAGTAGCCCTCGCCGGGGAGGAGTGTCGCCTCGTCGATGTAGGCGCCGGCGATCGTCGCACCACGGATGCGGGACTCGGCGCTTACGTCGTTGGCGCCGAGCACGTCGACCTCACGCCCGAAGATCACCGCCGTGTTGGCGCCCTTCGTGTAGCGGATCGACGGGTCGCCGGGGGGCAGCATCTCGAGGATCGGGGCGAGCACGTTGCGGTAGAGCGTGTCCTTGGTGCGGCCGATCATGAACAGGCGCCCGGACGGCGGGGCGTGGTGGGCGACGAAGTCGAGCCAGGCGATGATGCTGGCGATCGTCTTGCCCGACGACACCGAGCCCTCCCAGATGTTGACGCGGGCCGTTGCGTCGAGGATCGAGCGGGCCTGCTTGGGCGACAGGTTCGCCGGGGCGTCAGGGTTGAGCATCGGCCACGGCGTCGAGGCCCTCGACCAGCCGCTCGAGGAGCCCCTTGGCCTGGCCCTCGTCGGCCCGCTCGTCGGCCCGCTTCACGTCGAGGACCATGCGCTGCAGGGTCTGCACCGCCGAGGCACGGTCACGGATGGCACGGGCGTCGGGGCGCACGCTCAGCACCTCGGCGCCGGCCATGCCACCCGACACCACCGGCTGGTCGTCCCAGAACTTGTCGAGGATCTCGTCGAGGCGTTCCTGGGCGGATGCGGCCGACTTGGCTCGGCGCTCCTCACAGAACGCCGAGCGGGCGATGTTCGCATTTCGCGTGCGTGCGACGGCCGATTGTTCAGCCGAGTGCCCGACCGCTTTAGCCACCGCTGCGATGGTTCCGACACCGCGGCCCATGGTCTTTGCCACCTTGGCGTAGCTCATCCCCTCGTCGAGGAGGTCGGCGATGCGCTGCCGTTCGTCGTCTGTCACGGGGTTTGCCACGTCACCACCGTCCCGTCCGGGTCGGTAGCCGGCGGTGCAGCCACCACCCGGCCCTCGTGTAGCGCACGAGCACCCATGCCTGGTGGGTGGCGACGGCGACGGTGGCGACGGCGACCAGGGCGAGCAGGACGCCGAGGGTCCAGGCGAAGGCGGTGGCGGCCTGGTCGATCATGATGCCTCCCATAGTTCTGGCTGCGTAACGAGTGCGACACGCTGCATCTTTGTAGATCTTCTGCGAAATTCTCGCAACTTCTCAGCCTCACACGTGCGGCAGATCCGGTACCCGCGGCTGTCTGTGCCGCTGTAAGCGTGCCCACGGGGGCAGTGGTCCTTCTGGGCGTTCACCCTCGCCGAGCCCTGCAGCTGGCCGTGTAGGAGCGCCTGGGGCCACTCTGTGGGCCAGATGGTGATGGGGTGCAGGCCGAGCGCCGTGGCGGCCTTGTCGGCCTGCTCCTCGGTGATGCCCTGGTGTCGCAGGTGGCGCGCCCATCGGGGCTTCACGCCGATGAGCTCGGCCAGGCGTGCGATGCCCGAGGGGTGGTCGTCGGGTTGGTGGCCACCGATCTGGCCGAGGGTGATGCCGGCGGCATCGGCGAGCGGCTCGATGGGGAACCTCACCCGGGGAGCACCACCACGAGCGGGGCGTCCCACGGGAGCGCCACCCGGAGGACGGGGGCGTTGTCGGCGCCGTACTGGCGCACGTCGAGGCACACCTGGCCGTGCGTGTTGGCGTCGGCGCGCACCACATCGACCCAGCCACGATCAGTGAGGTACACGTTGTCACCGGCGTGGACGTTGTGAGCCCGGCCCATCATTTGGGGGCTCACCGCCAGCCCTCGGCCTCGATGTCGAACAGGGAGCCTTCGTCGTCGTCGGGGTCGTCGCTACGCTCCGTAGTCGTTTCCGACCCCGGTGGGTGCTCGTTGGGGCCTGGATCGTTCTGCGCGTTCTGCGCGTTCTGCGCGTGGGTGCGCCCGGCCATATCTCCATGAAAAGAGAGAGAGAGATCACTTTTTATATGACTAGGCACTACCGGCACAGAACGCGCAGAAACTGTGGAGAACTCGGGGTGGAGCACGTACACGACCGAACGCTTGTTCCGCTGCGTCGCGACCGGTCCCCCGTCCTCCGTCCGGCACCACCCACGCTCGGTGAGCAAACCGAGCCCCGGGAGCACGTCGTCGGCCTTGCGGAACCGTGCCCGGTTGGCGGCGTAGAGGTCGCGGGCGGTGAACGAGGTCACGCCCTTGCGCGCCGCCCAGTCGAGGATCATGCGGGCGTCGGCGATGTCGGGGGAGGTGCCCCACATGTCGTGGACGTGGCCGGCGTGGGCGAGCCAGTACTCGCCGACGGCGATGGCCTGAGCGATCCCGGCCAGGTCGATCGCCTCGCCGGCGCCCTTGCCCCACGCCAGGTGGAGGAGGGCGGCGCAGCGGACGACGGACGACTCGAGCTTGCCGGTCCACTCGGCGAGGGGGCGCAGGTCGCCGTCGGGGCGCCGACGGTCCTCGAGGGCCTGGCGCCAGTCGGTGTAGTGCTGGGCGGCCTCGGGCGTCATCACGATCGTGGCCGGTGTCTCCCACGACAGGAGCCGCCGCCCCAGGGTCATGAGCTCCTGCTCGTAGCGCAGGGCGAGCACGTCGTCGGCCCCGGCCCGCAGGGAGAGGTCCCGGTTGCCGAGCACGTCGGGCGGCACGGCGTACATGAACCGGGCCGTGAGCCCGCGCCCGGCCAGTTCGGGGCGCTCGGCCAGCGCCGCGATGACGGAGGGCTGCACGGTGAGCACCATGGTGAGGAGTGCCTCGGATGCCTGGTTGCCTTCCCGGCCGATGCGGGCGGTGTCGATGCGGTCGCCGGACCACGCCTGGAGGTAGACGTCGAGGTTCGCCCGGTCGGAGTAGCGGCCGGCCATGAGGTCGAAGACGCCACCCTCGGTGGAGTGTACGGCCATGCGCCCGCCGTTGTCGGCGATGAGTTTGGCGAGAGCTTCGGGGGTGGCGTCGCCGACGGTGAACTTAGGCAGGCTGGTCGGCTTGTCCTGCGCTTCGATGAGGTCGCCGTTGAGCCGCTCGAGCTCGTCACGGTCGGGGCTGGGGGCCGAGCGCACCCGCTTGATCTCCGACTCGATGCTGTCGACGATGTCGCGGTTGGTCTGCACGGTGGCGCGCATCATGCGCTGGTGCTCGGCTTCGAGCAGGGTGATCGGCCCGCACATCGCCTTGTAGGCCGGGCTCTTGCCGGTGCTGGGCGGCATGGCGACGACGATGTAGACGTTGGCGTGTTCGACCCATCGGCCGTGGACCTTCACCTTGATGCGCCCGGCGGCGATGGTGGACAGGGCGCCGAGTGCGAGCATGGCGGGCAGGTCGACGGGGACCTGTAGGTCGTCGGCCACCTCGGCGGCGAAGTCGGCGATCCAGTCGGGCAGCACGTGCACGGGGAACGGGGGGAGTTCGGCGGTGCCGCCGAGGGGGATGGGTGTCGGCCACGGGTCGTCGGGGCTGGGTGCCGCCGGCGCCTGGCCGTCGAGCACGATGGGGGAGTCGAGGTCGACGGGGCGGGTGTGCCAGCCGTCGGCACGCAGGGCCTTGGCGGCGGCGGAGTGGTCGCCGTGGTGGCGGGTGGCGGCGAGGTAGCCGAGCTTCGTATAGGTCTCCTCGGCGCGCAGGGCGGGGATCGACGAGGTGAAGACCTTAAGCACGTCGGACCCGCGGTACCCGACGGTGGCCGAGGTGCCTTCCCGCCGATCCTTGCCGGGCCTGGTCCAGTGCTCCTCGCTGTCGCGGTCGACGTGGTGGAGCGTCCACCCATCCGCGCCGAGCAGGTCGGCCCATGTGGTCTGTGCGGCCCATAGGTCGCCGGGCCGGTCGCCGACCGGCGTGCCGGTGGGTGCGGCGAGCGGCCGGGCGGGTGCTTCGGGGGTGAGTAGGCGTAGGAGCCAGCCGGGGGCGGGGGCGAGGTGGTCGGGGGCGCTGGCCTCGACCTCGTACGGCGTGCCGTTGGGGTGGATGGTGGGCGGGGCGAGGACCTGGCCGCCATCCCCGCGCACGTCGAGCCCGGGGCCGAGGACACCGGACGCCGAGTTGCGCACGTCGACGCCGTCGGGCCAGGCGAAGTAGATGTGGCGCCCGCCTGACCCGGTGATGACCTCGTAGGTGTCGGGGAGCTCGCCGTAGGTGTCGATCAGTTCGGCGAGCGTGTCGTCGCCTGCCTTGCCGTCGGCGACGTCGACGTCGAGGACCCACACGCCCGAGGCGGGGCCGGTGACGATGCCGATGCCGTCGTCGGGGCTGGTCGTCCACCAGTGGCGGATCCGGGCCTCGTCGGTGGTGCCGGCGGTCTGCCACGCGGGGATGGCGGGGTGCTTGCGCCCACGGGGGATGGGGATCACGCGCCAGCCGCGCCGGGCGTAGGCGAGGGCGTGGTCGAGGGTGGTGTCGCTGGTTGGTCCGTTGTCCTCGGCGTGGCTCACGCGAGGACCGCCCGGTCGGTGTCGGTGAGGGTGGCGTCGGCGCGGCGTCGGGCTTCGGCCATGCGGCGGGCGCCGGCGTGGCACTGGGTGAAGTCGAGGTAGGGGCCGGGCCCGCCGAGGGGTTGGCCGTGGTGTTCGACGGGTGCCCCGCACAGGGCGCAGGTTCGGCCGGTGTGCGCCACGTAGTCGAGCCCGCACACCTTGCAGGTGGCGGGCTTGGTGGGCGGCTGGCCCGGACGTTGGTAGGTGGCGGGGACTGCGGTCACTGGCGCTCCGTCGTCGGGGTTGGTCGGTGGCGTGGTCCCCGCCCCGACCTTGACGTCGGCGTCGCCCGAGGCGACCAGCGGGGCCGGCGGCGTGGTGGCCTGCCGGGTGCGCACGAGGGAGGGGGCACCTCGTGCGCAGGTCTGTCAGTCCGAGAACATGTCGCCGTCCTCGAGGGCGATCGGCGTGCGGGCCGCGTGGTAGGCGGTCTCGGCCGCGGTGACCCAGGCGGTCTCGGCGGGGGTGGCTCGGCGGATGGTGAGGTCGCCGTAGATGCCGACCTGTCGGCCCTTGGTGCGCCACGCGTCGATGGCGGCCTGGTCGGTGGTCTTGGTCCCGGCGGTGCCGTCGCCGCTGTAGAGGACGGCGTTCGTCGACGTGATGTCGATGACGTCGCCGACCTGGCGGGACGGCAACGCCTTGTTGGCGTCGATCCACTGGCTGAAACCGCCGCCCTTGAGGATGATGCGCACGATGGCGCCGGCGGTGGGGACGTCCTCGTCGTCGCCGATGCCCGCGGGCATGGTCGAGGTGATGGTGACGAGGCGGACGATCAGTTCCTGGCGGGCCTTGCCGTTGGGCTTGAGCACCGGCTCCATGGCGCCGGTGAGGTCGTTCTTCTTCTGGCTGTCGCGCTGGTCGGTGAGGATGAGCGCACCGGTGAAGGACTGGCCGAGGGCGCGGCGCTTGAGGACCGGGATCCTCTCGCCGACGGTCGGTTCGTTGAGGGTGATGGGCATCGGGGTATCTCCTTGGTGATGGGTTGGTGATGGGTGGGTCAGGCGACCCGGACGACCGCGGCGCCGATGTCGGCGGCGACGGTCTCGTCGCCCTGCGCGTAGGCAGTGGCGAGTGCTTCGAGGCGTTGGGCCTCGTCGATGGTGAGGGCGCCGATGGCGGCACCGGTGGTGATGGCGGGCGCCACGTCCTCGCCGAGGGTGATGGCGAGGGCGGCGCGGGTGAGGTCGTCGGGGGCGAGGTCGTGGTCGACGAGGTGTGCGACGCAGGCGGCTGATGCCCGGGTGAGCCAGTAGGTGCGCAGGGTCATGCGCCCGGCGGCCGACGAGCCCCACGGCTGGCCGTTGTCTTCGCCTTGTCGGCCCAGCCGGCGGCGCGGTCGCGGGCGTCGGCGCCCATGGCCTTGATGGCGGCCATGAGTTCGGTGCGCTCGGCGGGTGCGACCTTGTCGTCGGGGCTGGGGGCGGGCTCGGCCACGGGGGCCAGGCGCTCGCGGGCGGTCTCGACCTTGGCGACGAGCTCGGGGTCGGGGAGGCCGAGCCAGGTGGACTCCTTGCCGTCGGCGGCGTGGAGCACCCGTTCGATGGCGTCGAGTTCGTCGTGGGTCCATGGCGGCTTCGGGGCGATCACGGCGGGCCACAGGGTCTTGACGGTGGCGACGGCGTCGGGGTCGCTGCGTAGCGCCTTGAGCCGGTCGCGGGCCTCGTTGGCGCGCCCGGCGAGTTGGTCGCCGCCGTCGGGTTGGGCGGGGTCGACGCCGCGGGCCCGCAGGCTCGCCTCGAGGGTGGGGAGCAGGTCGCCCACCTTGACGGGACCGTCGTCGGCGACGGGGTCGGCCTTGGCGGCCCGCACCTCGGCGATGGCACGGTCGACGAGCCCGGACGTGGGCAGCTTCGTGAACAGGCCCCGCACCCGCCGGGCCTCGCGCACCTGGGTGACGATCTGCGCCCGCTCCCACCCGGTGGCGGCGTCGACGGCGAGCATGGTGCACGTGGCGTCGGTGGCCGACAGGTGGGCGATCACGGCGGTGGAGCGGTCGAGGTCGTCGGGCAGCGCCCGGTACCCGGCGGGGCTCCATGCGTGGGTGGCGTTGGCATAGACGCCCGCCTGCACGGCGTAGGTGGCCTTCTTCGGGTCCTTGCCGGTCTTGATGTCGAGGACGACGATGCGCCCGTCGGGGAGCATGACGAGCCGGTCGAGGGTGCCGGCGCAGCCGACGGCGGTGTTGACGACCACGCTCTCGACCCACTCGGGCAGGATGGTGATGCCGTGAGCGGCGAGGGCGTCGGCCCAGGCGTCGACGTGGCGGCCCCACGGTTCCGGCGGGCGATGCCCGGTGCCGAGGTCGTGGTGCTCGGTGGCGAGGTGGAGGGCGGTGCCGACGGCGGCCGACAGCTTGGAGCCCGCCCACAGGTGGGCCTCTTCGGCGATGGCCCGGCACGCCTTGTCGTTGTCGTGCTCGGCTTTGGCCTGCGTGTAGAGGGCGTCGTTGTGGACGAGGCCGCGCACGGTGAGGCCGAGCTTCCAGATGGTGAGGCCCTGCCCGTCGTCAAGGGCTTCGATGAAGGTGGTGACCCGGGTCCACGCCGTGTCGGCGCCGGTGTCGGGGTGGGGGAGCTTGTAGCGCCCGTTCTCGGCCTCGGGCTTGTCGGCGGCGATGGGGTGGGCGTCGGCCCATGCGAGGAGGGCCCGCTCGTCGTCGGTGGCGAGGCCGTGACGCTCGGTGCCGGTGGTGGGTTCGTCGAGGACGATGGTCACGACGCCACCTCCAGGGGGAGGGCCACGTCGGTGCGGGTCACGTGGTGGACGTGGTCGGTGGGTGCGGTGGTCCACCGCTGGCAGCCGTCGCACCACCAGGTGGGGCGGGTGTCGGTGTCGGCGACCCACTCGGCGGGGTCGTAGCGGTCGGCGTGGGGGTCCCAGCCGGTGGCGACGGTGTCGGCCACGTGGTCGGGGTCGCCGCCGGCGATGCGTGCGGAGCGGTTGGCGAGGATCATCGGTGCTCGTCCTCTCCGATGCGGGGGTCGTTGTCGGCCATGTCGGTGAGGTAGTCGTCGGTGGTCCACTCGTCGGGGTCGAGGTCGTTCTCCTCGCACCACTCGGCGAAGGCGTCGCCGAGTTCCCAGCCGGGGTCGCTTGCGAGCGCCATCACGCACCGGCCTTCGGGCGGTGGGCGAGGTGCCACCAGGCGTCGAACACGCGCAGGGCGGGCTCGTCGTGCCACTGGCAGTCGTCGCCGCTCCACCACTCGTGATCGTGTGGCACGTCGGCGGCGAGGCTGATCGTCACGCCCGGCTGGTCGAGGACGGTGCGGGTCGCTCGCTCGCAGGCGGCGGCCTTCTCGTCGGTCCACTGGTAGGTGCTCATGGTGCCCCCTCAGGCAGGTAGTGGATGCTGGGTGGTCATCTCGCACGGTTGCGTAAGTAAACGCAATACCCAAACATTCCCTCTTGCGCAAGCCTGCACGGTGTGCGATCGTGGTCCCCATGCAAGACGACCTCATCCCGACCAGCGAGGTAGCGGCCATCTGCGGCACCACCGTTTCGACGGTGAACCGCTGGGTGGCCGCTGGCAAGCTGGTGCCGACGGTGACCGGCCCGGGGCGCACGGGTGTGCGCCTGTTCGATCGCCAGTACGTCGAAGATTGGGCCGCCTCGTGACCCGCGTCCGTGCCGTCCCGAACCCCGGACAAGCCGTAGCCGTAGCAGCGGGTGCGTTCGCCTTCGGTGCCGCGGTGACGGTCGGGTTCGTGATGATCGTCGATGCGGTGGTGCGCCGTGTCGGCCAGGCGATCGACGAGGCGACACGGTGAGGTCCTACATCGACGTGGACGTAGTGCGAGCCCTGCTCTCCGCCGCCGGAGACGACGGCATGACGAGCAGCGAAATGCTCCGGGCTATGGAGGTCCGCAACACCCCATCGAACTGGTGGGAGCTTCGGGTTGCCATCCAACACGAGTCGGACGTGGTGCGCGTCGTTGACGGCAACGGCGATGAGGTGGTCCGAGACTACCAAGTGGCATGGCGGTTGGCGTCGTGACACACCTCGCCCTCGGTGCCGTCGTGTCGCTGGCGGTGGTCGCGGCCTGGTGCGGCCACGGTCTGCGCCTGGCGGTGCGGGAGTGGCGGGCCTGCGTGTGCGGCTGCGACGGGGAGGGGGAGCGATGAGCGGGCGCTACGAGCACGCCAAAGAGGTCGTCGGCCCCGGCGGGCACGTCGGCGGTCAGTGCGGCATGTGCAAGCAGACCGTCGCCCAGGTCGACGGCAAGAAGTCCAAGGGGTGGGTCGTGACGATGTGCCCCCGGTGCGACCAGTACCCGCCCGGCAAGGCGTCGTTGCCGTAGCACCCCACGAGCCCGACGCCGGGCACCAGTCATCGCCGTTCCCCTGCGGTGGTGGCTGGTGCCGGGTGGCCGGGCCGAGTGGTGCCCCATCCTCACCGGTCGGACGAGTCCCGGCCACCCGCATACCTCGGAACAAACCAACGAATAGGGAGCAGACATGAGCGGACGACAGACCGAGTGGGAGACGCAGCGATGAGCGGCCTGCTGTTCGACCTGCCCAAGAAGGACAAGAAGGCCGCGGCCCGCGCTGAGTCCATCATCGACAACTGCGAGTGCTGGGAGGCGGGTGACGGCGACATCGGATCTGTCGTGGCTGGTGACCCGTTCCGCAACGGGACGGGGTGCGCCACGACGGTCTGCGATCGTCCGTTCCACCAGGCGGCGGCACATGCGTGGGCCGAGGCAACGACGGGGCTCCCTGCGCGGCTCGTGCTGCGCGGCCCCGACGGGCGGTTGGCCCGATGACCCCCCGCCCCGTGATCCCACCCAGCAAGGAGCAGCGGGACCACATCGCCAAGATGGCGGCGATCGGTCGTGCCGTGGCGGCGGCGAAGCGGCTCCACTCGAGCGTGGGGGTCGTGGCGTGAGCCGGCTGATGTCGTTCGCTCTCACTGAGGCATCGTTCCTCGACGGGACCAAGACGATGACCCGTCGGCTCGGCTGGTGGACCGACAAGAACGGTCGGCGCCTGCTACTGCCCGGCGACCGGATCACCGGATGCCGAAAGGTGATGGGCCGCAAGAAGGGCGACCCGCTTGTCCGGCTAGGCGAGGCGCATGTCACGGCGGTCTACCGGCAGCGGCTGATCGACATGCCGGATGGTGACGTGATCCGCGAGGGCGTGCCGGTCGAGAACTTCGACGAGGTGGACGGCGACACCGGCCACCCGCCCGCTTGGGAGTGGACGCGCTGGTTCGCCAAGGAACAGGGATGCCTCGCCGTGGACGAGGTCACGGTCATCGAGTTCTACCGGGTGCCTCCAGCCGAGATGCTGCCGGGCGCCGACGGAGACGGCGAAGGGCTGTGCGAGAAGTGGTGCATGGCTCAGTGCCAGGGGTTGTGTGGGGCCAACCGGTGAACGCCGTGACGTGGCCGCTGGTCCTGCCGGCGCTCGGTGCCGTGCTGTTCGTGGCGGCGGGTGTGACGGAACGAGTAATGGACCGACGAGAGAGGAAGCAGCGATGAGCGAGACAGTGATCCATGTTGGTGGCGACGTGCTGGCGGACACGCTGGCCGGACACTGGCGGCAGGGCGACTACGGCAACGACAAGGCGATGTGCCTGCACGGTGCGATCCGTCGGTGCTGCCCGGTGCCGGGTGATGCCTACCTAATCGAGCAGGTCGAGGCCCGTCTCGGCCGGTGGTCCACGTCGTGGAACGACGACGACGACCGCACCGAGGCGGAGGTGGTCGAGTTGGCCCGGCGGGGCTGGGACATCACCGACGCCGACCTGGCCGAGACGTTCGGCCCGCAGTGGCGGGCGGTGGTGTCTGTGGTGCGCCGTGCCGCAACGCTCGCCGCCGACGAGGCGGAACGGCTGTGTGCGGCCTGGGATGCGGCCAGGGGTGCGGCCAGGGATGCGGCCTGGGATGCGGCCAGGGGTGCGGCCTGGGGTGCGGCCTGGGGTGCGGCCTGGGGTGCGGCCGGGGGTGCGGCCAGGGGTGCGGCCTGGGGTGCGGCCTGGGGTGCGGCCGGGGCGGTTGTGACGTGGGATCTCGCCACCGACGACGGCCCCTACACGACGGCGCACCGGGACCTGCTGATCTGCCCGTGGGTCGAGGTGTGCGGGCTGCCCGAGGGACTGATCGAGCGAGAGGACATCGAGCGATGAACGAACAGACCGCCACGGAGTGGCGTGACTGCGCCGACCCCGACGAGCTGGCCGCAGCGGTCGCCGCAGGGGTCGAGGTGTTGCGGATGAGGGGTGGCGGGTGGGTGCCGTCTGCGCTCACTCATCGCGATGACTTCGCGTGGTTCCTCACGCACGGGACCCGCTACCAGCTCCCCACCTCGTGGACGTGGCGCCCGGAGCCCCCCGCCCCCGACGAGTTGCGAGAGCGGATCGCACGGGCGATGTTCGACCGTGATGGCTTCGCCGTCCGGTGGGATGAGGCCAGCGTGAACACGACGGCGAGGTACAGCCGTCTAGCCGACGCCGTGCTGGCCGTGCTCCCCAAGCCCCCGGACGGCTGCGAGGCCGTGTTCCTGCCGACCGACGTGGTGGATCACTACGTCAGCGCCGAGCCGCCAGCGGGGCGGTGGGAGCGACAAGCGTCCTTCGTGGTCAACGCCTGCCGTGAGGCGCAGGCCCGCCGTGGCACCGCGACCACCCCACCCCCCGCCCCGCCGTGGCCGGGTGCGGTGCTGTCCGGGCTCGTCGACGAGGACGGGGTGCCGACGTGGCTCGCCCAGGCCGGGCAGGTGCGCGGCGAGCAGGTGCGTGCGTGCACGAGCGTGCCGTGGCTGCCCAACACTTCCTACGGCGAGGACGAGTGGGTGGAGGTGCGTGCTCCCCGGGCCGTGCCGGAGCCCGAGACAGAGCGGGTGCCGTGGTGGGAGAGCGTCGGGCGCGTCGTCAGGGACGCCACCGGCAGGGAAGCACAGATCCTTCGCGCCGACGTGGGTGACGGCGCAGGGCCGAGCGTGTACGCATACCACGACCAGGC